CCGTGTTACAGCTCAAAGAGCATCCCAGAACCTGGAGAGTTACATCCAGGCAACGTTCATTGTGCCTATTGGGTACAATCTACGTCGCGAAACGTAAATCCCCCTCCGACGCACGGCGACCTTCCCTTCGAAGGAAGTACCGTCGACCGGGTCCGCAAGGTCACTCTTTCGTAAGAAAGGACTACTCTCACGTGAAATGACATTACGCCCGCTTTGTCGGAGCCAGTAAGCGAGTAAAGCGCCCTGATACAGCTGCGGTACATTGAGCTGTTTCGGGCGGAAGGATAGCACGGGAAGTTTGATCATCCCGTGCCTCGCCGGCCCTAATTTATGGTTCAATGCCTCCTCAAGAGGAAGCATCAAGCCATCGTCATCTTCAGCGCCGAGCGGAACCACGTGACGGACTTTGGTTTCAAACCCAAAGACCCGCCTAGAGGCCCGCCAAGCGCTTTCGATCTGTGAATCGAGCCATTTATCATGGCCACGATGCAGAGCGAGACGAATAAGACGATTAGAGCAGCGATAACTCTCTTCCAGAAGGAGTCGGTTGACGGTGTTACCCGTCTTCTTATCCTTCGTTTCGCGGAAGAAGAGCTCCTTCTGGTATACGGGAGTAATATCGTGACCAGCCCAATAATGGCGGCCGCAACTTTCTCGAAAGTGTCCTGTTGCATGTGACTTCTTGGTATTAACCTCGAAGCCACAATACAGTAGAACCTCTCGGTAGAGCGCGTCCGCCTGAACAGGCAGGATCACATCATCCCCGTACACCAGTACTCTTCCCCTACACCCTAGGTGCTGCGCGACAGCGACAGCAAGGGCGAAGAAGATCAAGGTTTCTAGTTCGAACGTGAAGCCGTTCCCCATTGAGGAGAACTTCTCATATTCGACCCAGTTTCCCGGACCGACTTCGCCTTCAGGGCTCCTGAGTGAGTTAAGTAACTCAAACCACTCGAAGGGGAGAAGCTGTTTTACGAGCTCCTTACTGACAGTGTCGCTCGCTGACTTTAAGTCCAGGGTAGCGTATTCACCGGTAATACTACCGATGCGCGCATACCTTTGATTTGGACGTTGGTCATCGAGATCGACACCACAACGCTTCTTTAGGACTTTACGTAGCAATTTGCCAATACCTAACTGGAGAAAGATGTTTCCAGTTGGTTCGGCGGCTATGGTGCGGTCCTTTGTTGCGTCCTTTGGCACAGTCGTGACCCGGTTCCCTCTTACGACGTCAAAGACGTTGGGTAAAAGGGTAAAAGGCCCCTGCACGTCCCTTTTCAGGATCGCTTGGGCCCAACTCGGATCAGCCTCCATTGCTATTCGCAGTAGAGGTAGTGCACGACGTGTTACGCTGATTTGGCCCATCGCTGGGTCAATTTTGCGCACAAGGTTAGCGTCCTCCCCTTTCAAGGTAGAGGTCGCTCCCTTGCCCCAGCCACACTCGTCTAGCGCCTTGCTCCAATTAAGGGGCCCAAGGATGTCGCCTATTTTGCGAACGGCCAATGTAATTATTGGCTCGACGCGCGGATTGAAATCTCCGCGTAGGCAACTCCTAAGCCTCTCGTTGGTGGCTCGGCACTGAATCTCGGCGGTTGCAAAGCCGCCGAGGGCCTCCATTTCTGTGTCTAATCCGGTCTTGAGCCCCTTCCACTTGGAAAGGTAGCTCGTGACCAGATAGTCATCGCGGAAACGGTGCCCAGTGTGGTAATGAACTGGCTCTATTTTCTTTCGGGCAAGCTGTTCATGCTCGCCGTACTTGTATAAGAGCCAGCATCCAAGTGACACAGGAGAGTCAACGCGCTTGCACATGGCCAGATAGATCTGGCTCATTGCAAACTGATTGGGATCCTTTTGTTCAGCAAGTTCCGCCATAGCTCTCCGCCTCTTCGAGTTCGGACATGCGTTGCCGAGACATCTCGCGAATACGTTTTTCGACCTGGAATCTTTGGTAAAAGTATTCCGT